TAAGCGTTTTTATTCTTGTTTATAGCGTGTACGGCATTGTAACAAAAATTAAAGAGATCAAAGGGAGATAATTCTAACTCCATGCACCGTGTGACCGCCGCTGCGCCAGTATTTTATTATTTATACCCAGATATGAACCAATAATTATAATCAGAAATGAGCAATAAAACCCAACTCTTAGTCCTTACTTCTAACTCACACAGGCCTGCTTAATTGACAATTTCGCCCGTATCCAGATTGTATCCATCGCCTTCGTTTGCGTCTCGGTTATATCTGCCAATATAATCGGATTACCGTCAGGCTTATAGGGCCGCGAACTCTTGCCAGTCCACTGTAACCGGCCAGCCCGATTGTTTTTTAACCGCAATCAGGGCGGCGAGCTTTGCCTTACGCTCGGCAGCGTACGCGTCGTCAAGCTCTGCTTGCGCGAGAACTTCCGACGTTTGTAGCTCCGCAAGACGGCATTGGAGTTTGTCTATGTTTTCGGCAGCTAGTATTTCATCATAGTCTTCCTGACTGATTTGCCCCGCTGCCAACTGTTCTGACAAAGACATCTCGACGATTTCGTCGCCTTCGATCTTGCGGCCTTTTGGCAGTTCCTCAAGTCCGGCGTTAATCCTTTCTACCCGCGTCATCTGAACGATCTCGCCATCCTCAACTTTGTACCCGGCAGGCGGCTCGTCAATACCTCTAACAATTCTTTCTTCGCTTGACAATCTGCGAAGAACGCCTTCTTCTATAACATGACCTTCCGGTATTGCCATAAGTCCTTCGTTTATCAGCTGAATGTCAGGTTTACGCTGCCAGTCATTGGTATAAAATTCTATTTTATCCGTGACCGACACCATAACCCCTTGCGGGATAACAACCCTCTCGTGTCCGTGATACGGTGTTTTTGAAAAATCGGCTTTAATATCCCCGCAGTGCTGCCCGGTAATAATTCCGTTTGATACCGTAATAAAATGCGTAACCATAAGATCCCTCCGAATAATTTATGCCGTCCTCTTCCACATATAACAGGTAATATAAGGCTGTAAGTTGTTGTGCGCACTGCCGCCCCCGGTGTTATTGATTGGGGGGGTTGCACTTTGTGTATACAGATAGCTACCATTGCCAAAACTGCTTCTGTGTGTTACGCCTATATTACTTGTATTGCTTGTAACGAGGTGGTCCGCAGCTACATTGACTCCGTAATCGTTACTAATGGCTGTTAGGCCGGTCGTATTCCTAAAAGCAAACTGTTCTAGGTGGTTATGAGCATACTGTAAATGATTATGACTCGGCATTTCGTTTACACTCAATGTGTGTGTTTTTGCTCCGCCTGCTTTTTCTGCCGTGTTAAACTCCGCTTGGGTCGTGTCAACTCCAACAGGTACGCGCCCCTGCCCCCAGACAGTCCATGTCCCTCCGATAAATTCAGCGGGGTTTCGATTAACAGTAGCCAGGTAAATTGCCCCGACAGGATAAAGCCGATCTGTCAGTCCAAGGACTTGCGCCGCAAGCGCCGCCAATTGCTCTGAAATATTTTCCCCGTCAGGCGAAAGCAGCGCGATTTGTTCTTGAAGGTACAGATCCGTCTGCTCCCGCGCCTGGGCCTCGGCGGAGACAGCGGCCATGATATCTGGATGGGCACCGCCGTCTTCGTCGTGCTCCTGCATGGCCTCAGCCAATTTTTCCAGCGTTTCAATGTCGGCTTCTTGCCTGACCAGAGTCTCCGCGGAAATTGCCTGCGTAAGTTCATCATCGCCCTGCTGCCGTATCTGACTTTCGGCGGCAATCGCATCATGGGCTTCCTCTATCCCGTCCTCAATGTGGTTCATCCTGTCGGCGGCAAAGGGCGTTCCGGGATCCGTTATTGAGAGCGGCTCATTGTCCAGATAAACCTCTGTGGGGGTCTCTTTGGACTTGAGGAATCTGTTTTTTCCGGTTGCCTGCCGGGGCCGCCAGATGTTCTTTTCATATGCCATAAGGCTATTATATCAGGCGCGGCCGGCGGTTACCCTAAAGGGGATAAATTGACGAGCGCGGAAAAACGCTATACACTGAATATATGAGAAAGTTACTTTTTACTATGGTTGTTATTCCCCTTTTATTTTCCTGCGGGGAAGAATTTTATTCTGTTTCAATAACCAATAGTTCCTCTAAAACCGTATCATACATCTACAACGACATTTCCGATACTCTCGTCACTTCCGAAGTTAAGAATTACGAAGTAAAGGCATACACCCAGCCGCCTAAAAACATAACCGACCAAAACGGAATTGCAAGCATTACGATAAAGCAAGATGGCATAACTGGCAATTATACATTCTTTGACGCAACTCCGCTTGAACTAAGCGTAATAAACATGTTGCCTGTTGATATTACTATTAAAGCCGATAATTTTATTGACAATAACGGTTCAATGGAATTAACAATTGAATCAAGTAAGGAAAACACAGAGGCAAAAATTTATACAAAAACCCCCAGGTTTGTATCAACTTCTAATTATCCCATAACCATTGCGTTTACTATTGTTGATAATAAGATGTCGGCGATTATTAGATGAATTCTATATACAGGAGATGGTGTGAGAAAAGATAAAGTTCTGTATTTATTCTTAGTAGTTTTTTCGATTGTTTCTTGCAATGAGCCTCTTGATAAAAATTTACCAAACACAGACACAAGTCAGTTTATTTCAGGGAACAATGTTGTTTTTCCTAGAGGAACAAAAGCCATTGATGTTTACAATACAGTTTCTTCAATGTATTTTGATAATGAGTATCATGATGTATCTAGCGGCGAATGGAAATATATTAAAACAATTAACGCTGACGGCTTAATAACTCAAACATGGGAAACAGTATCTTTTTCAAAAATAAAACATACTAAAAGGGATTATAGGGGCTATATTATTTGTACTGTTTACTTGTACACAAATGATTCAAATATAAAAGAGATCGCCTTTAATTGGCACGGCGAATGGGTAGTGGCGGATGTTTCTTCTAGCGTACACCCTATAGAGGGTGATATTACTTTCATGTTTTAATACGCAGATAACCTGAACCATCACGCCATATTGCGCCCGGCATGGTTGGTTCATTGTACGGCAAATTATTCAATTTGAATGTTCTTCCTTGAGGATTATAAAACCCTATTTGTATGGTATAAGCTAGATTATTATAACTACCATCTGATATTTTCCTTATAATAAACCAATTTCCGGCGCCGCCTCCATTATAAGCATCAGGATCGTATACTCCACTTGGTATATATACCCTATTTCTGTCTTTATCAAAAAAACCGCAAGCGACACCCCGTCCCCCACTTAAAGTCCTAAGCTCAAAATAAACAAAACCTACACTGCCATATTGACCATCAACAGGAGAGTTACTTGATAATGTTTGCATATACTGATGAAAGGGTTGCGCCGATGTTCCAGCCGCCCATGTTTTTATATCTATTATATTTGATGGATTTCTGCTGTTTAATTCTAATGGGCCTGATATAATCTCGCCCATAAAAAGCGCATCTCCCCTTGCTGTGAATTTATTAAATTCCACATTTCCCGTATCGCCCTCTATACGAAAACCGTTCACGCCGGGTTCAAAATTGGCACTCTGAATAGCTCCTCCGTTTTGCAGTTCGATAAGCATGGTCTGCAGTTTTTCAATAAATGCCCGTTGCGCTACAAGCAGTTTGGCAAATAAAGCGCCGAACCAGTCCATATCCTGCGTCAGCGAAGGCACGTCAAGGCCGTCTCTAAAACAGCTGATATACAGATCAGAATGATTTTCCGGCTCGCGGTACTCCCATGCAATCCCTGTCCACTGGTAAACCCTGCCAGCCTTCCATGTGTGAGCTCCTACCGTACCACTCGCGACGGCTAGGACATAATTGCCCTGCAGCGCGCGGACATTGCCCCGCGTCGGCCCCTTGATAATAAAGACCTCGGCGCTGTTTTGCGGCAAGGTTTCGATAGTACCCAAATACCGCGCTTCCCCGACGCGTTTTTTCACCTGTATAAAAAGCACGGCGCTGTATACCAAGCCTTCATATTCCGCCTGGACAGTGACGCTGTGTTCGTCCTCCAGTTCCGCGTCAGCCCCTACGGTGATCACGCCTTCGCTGTTAATACTCACTCCCTGCGGGGCGTCAATAAGCGAAAAAACGACGCCCCGCGCGGTTGGCAAAAAATCACCCAGCATGGGATCGAATATATCTCCGTCTGTCCCAGAGAACCGTTCTATACCCGCGATAACAGGCACGCGGAAATTCCATTTGAACAACGCCGCCTGCGAGGTAAAGGGAAGAAGCCCCGCGAGGATATTGCCGTCGCCGTCACAGTCGAGAATTTTCGTCTGGGGCGAAAGCGTCAGGTAAACAGGAATCGTGTCCGTGTTACCGCGCTCGCCCTTTATCCTGACCGGCGGCCCCCATTCGCCCGCATCAACAGATTCGGCGGTTTTGCTTGACTGCCAGAGCGCCAAAGACGTGTGCGCGTAATGCCAGCCCTTGCCTTGTCCGTCGCCGGCCGGACGCCCCGGTTCTTCTTCGCTGTCGTGATATGTAACGAACAGCCGCCAGCCGGCGGTACCGACCACGCCCGAATCAACGGCGCCGGAAACAGGAGTGATCTTGTTTTCAAACTCCGGCAGCAGAAAACCGGGATCGTCCACGCCGAAAATAACGGGGCTGTACTCGACACATGTAAGGACGGCGCTCAAGTCCGCCTGCGGCTGTAGGTCGGTAATAATGAGGTCGATAGTTTCCCGCCCCCTGATACCGAACGCATAGATGTCGCCACGACACGGAGTTTTGTTTGTTTCAAACGGTTCCGTGAAGTAAATTTCATTCGGTTCGCGTACGGCGGCAACGTCCTTGAGCAGCACGGTTCCGTCGGATAGGCGCAGCCGGATCGCGTATTGTTTCCCCGGGTCTGTCTCGACAGGCTCGTCAAGACGCATTCCAATATAGCCGCCGGCATCCTCAGACCACAGCGTTTCGGCAACGCGGCCCTGCGCCGAACCTGTCAGCGCGATATCTCCGGCGTACCTGATCCAGTCGCCTTTGTTGCATAACAGATATTCAATGTCGACTTCTATGTTATGTACGAAAGGCCTGTTCTTCATGCAGGCGTAGTTGTACATCCCGATGCGCCTAACCTGAGCAGAATCGGTTACGCCCCAAAGATCAATTTTCTGGACGGTTTCCGGCTCTGATTCTTTATTACCGTCCGGCGTATGAAAAACCTGCGCCTCGTTTTGAGCGTAGCCTGATTTTTCGTCAATGAAGCGCAGGGCTACAGCGTCGGGTATATCTGCGTTAAACATTGTGACGCTGTAGTTTTTTGTATTTTTAGGAGTAAACAACTGAACGCAGGAAGGCCGTTCTATGTCCTGCACTACGGAAATTTTGGAATCTATGCGCAAGATATCGGCGCGGGCGGTATTGCCTATCATACGCAGGAGTTCGGCCATGGTGACGGATTCGGATAGATAAGCGTTGCACGAATAGTCATGTTCTTCGCACCAATCATAAAAAGACTCCAGCGACCGCCAGTCAATGTCGCCGGGATCTACCCGCTGCTGCGCGGCTCTTCCGCGCAGTGCGTACAGGAGCATCGCCGCGGGGTTGCGGGTTTCGGCGGAATTGAGCCAGTACAGCGCGCCGGAGCCTGAGCCTGCATATACCGGCAGTTTGGAAGTGGCGACATAATTGAAGCTGTCAATCACATCTTTTAGTTTGGCGGTGGCCATGACCCGCAGCGCGATTACCGTAAGGTCTTTTTGCCGTTCGGCGCGGATAGGGCGTTCTGATTTTATGGAGCGTATCGAGCCGACGTATACCTGGTCGATTACTTTGCTGTCTGTGGAATCGGGGGTTACGCGCTCGATCTTGACCGTGTACCGGCCAGGGGCAAGGCCGGATTTCGTTATCTGATGCCGCCGGGTTTTCAGCTCCGCTCCGGAGATGACATTGCCCCCGCTGCTAAAGTGTCCAAGCAGCAAATACGGGGAATTCTCACTGCCGGCGTTTTTATACCAGGCGGAAACTTCTACCGACGCCGGCTTAAGATCGCCTTTGTCGTTATATCTGCCAATTCCATTGAACAAAAAGATATCTACATTGATTGTGTCGGTATTGTCGGGAGTAGCGCGTATAACCTCCCCGGATATTTTGTTGCCGTCGCCGTCGTCAATCTGATTTTGAAGCGGCGCGTTAAGGGCGTCCTCGTGTACGCAATAAGGGTACAGTTTCGATGTTTCCCCGTTTTGCAGTATCTCCATGCTGACGACAGGATCCGCGCCGGACAGAATTTGGGAAATATCCTTTGTTTGCGAAAAATCGACGAGCGAAGTTTCGCCCAGCTTGAAACTGGCCGCGTCTATGACGCAGTCCTTGTACCCGCCGCAAAATAATTGCGTAAAATATTGCCTGTTGTCAATGACGGACGTATATGGATTGGCCGCGAGATCGGGGAATATTCTGTGGCGCCCGAACAATACGGGTATTCTGCCGTGAGACCGCGCCTGATTCTTGCCTCCGCGGACCGACGGATCGTTTTCCGGTTTCTCGCTGTCCTTGAGGTTGGGGATGTTTATGTTCATCAGGACAGTGCCGCCGAGGGCCATGCCGAGCCCGGAGCCGATGAGCGCCGCTCCCAAAAAACCGCCTACGCCGGTCCAGCCAAGCAACGCTATAGCGGCGACGCCGAGCACCATCAGCGCCCAGCCGCCTACTTTCATTCCCGTACCGGCCTCCTGGGTGTCGCCGTACGGCACAAACTTGATCCAAAGCGCGTCGCCGTCTTGCGCCGCTGTCGAAAAATCTTTTATTATCTCTCCGTTGCGGCACACCCGCGCCTGCGAAAGCGGAAACCCGGTATTCAGGGAAGTTATTATATCTTTTATTGACCCGGGCTCAACCTGAAATTCCGTACGATCATTATTGACCGGATTTAAGTTCGCGATAATTTTAACCGACATGGTAATACCCCTCTATACGACCGCGCAGGCCGGGATGAGTCTCCCTCTGGCAAACGCTGCCTGTTTTTATTCCGGTGTGCAGGATATATCCGCCGCCGGCAACAATGCCGATATGGCACGGGCAGCCTTGCTCGTTAATAACCACAACCGCTTTCTCCAGTGGCAGCGGCAGTTTTCTTGCCGCAAGCAACGGCAGGTTTTCAGCGAACAGCTTTGTCGTCTCTTTTATGTTCAGCGCGTCGGAATAATTGCCGGACAGTTCCGGCAGTTCAACCCCGTATTCGTTACGCAACACGAGCCGCACCAGGCCGTAGCAGTCGCAGCCGTCCATTTCCCTGCCGTTGGAAACAAAGGGAATGCCGATATATTTTTTTACCCATTCGTACATCAGAAAAACATCCCCTGAAAATCTTCAGGCGTGTATGTATCTTTTGGAAACTTGCGGTCGATCAGATAGAAGTCGTATACTTCGCCTTCGATAGTTTCTTTCGTCGCGCGTATATTGCGCAGGCGGTACTTGAGCGGCCCCCGTTCGTAAACGTCAGGCTTGTCCGCCATGATAACGCAGACCGTAACGGTAACGTCCTGCCCTACGGCCTGTTTGATCGTCTGGAAAATTGCCAGATCGGTATTGTCGATAGCCAAGCGGCACGGCCTGGGCGCGTTGTCTGTCTGTTCCGGCAGGATGATTGTAAATCCCGCCGCGATGTGTTCATTACTCCGTGAGGTGATGTTCTGGTTGTTATCCACGAACCGCAGTACCGCGCCGCCTGAAGTTTCGATGGTCAGCAGGTGCAGAAACACCTTTTCTGTTTCGGGAGCGAGGACCGCCGCGGTCGCTTCTTGTGATATCCCGCTCATAGGCGCTCCAACTGCATGGAGACTTCAAACAGCCCTTCAACCGCGGCGGCGGTGTAATCGGCGGTGAAGCGGAACTCCCCTGCCTCAAGGGTAGTGGGATCGGTGAAGTTGAAACGCAGCACGCCGTCGGCAAGAACGTTGTGGTAGAATTGTTCAAAAACGGCCAGCTCCGCCGCGTCGAATACCTGCCTGCCGGAAAACCTGATCGTCCGCGCGGTATACCGCCGGCGGGCTTTTTGCGGGCCGGCGTCCATCGCGGTGCGGATGACGTTACTTTGAGGCTGTTTGGAAAGGCCGTCTATAAGCAAAGTCGCCGGCAGTAATTCAGGCCATGTAATATTCGCCATTTAAACCCCCGCCGCCCTCAAATTGTAACGCCCGTTTATAACACGGTCGGCCTTGCCGGACGCGATGTGCCGGTTGACCGCCTCGCCGATAATCACGTCAATTTGTCTGCTCCCGTCGGCGTTTTCGTGTTCTTCCTGCTTTATATCCGCGTCGGTATTATTGATTATGTTGACAGTTACCTGCGTGCCGCCTCCCGCCGTCTGAACGCCGAGATCTCCGCTTGGCATACGCACCAGCGGCACAATCGCTTCCGGTCCTGCTTCACCCATCAGGCCGAAGCCGCCGCCATGCTGAAAGTAAGTAGGCGCGCTTACAATTTGGTTGGTGAAAGCGCCGCCGGCGGCAAATGCCTGAATAGCGGCGTCAAAGACATTACCGTGGGCGTTCGCCCGCGCGGCGGATTGTTCCTTTTCGATTCTGCCGTCAACATAACCCTTAACAAGCGCCGACGATCCTGCGGCGGCGATAAAGCCCAGGCCGAGCGGCCACTGCCCCTGCGCAATGAGCTGAAGCCCCGCCTGCAGGAACATGTTCGGCAGCTGGTTCAATATCTGCTGTGCCGTATCCGCCATAGCCTGACGCAGACTTTCCGCGGCATCCTCACCCTTTCCGAAGGCTTCGCCTAACGCGCCAAGACCGTCAAGGAGACTGTCAAAACTTATCATCGCGAGATGCGCTGATATATTGCCGATAGCTTGGACGGCCTGTTTTTCAAGTTCGGGGAAAATATCCATAAGGCCGCCGGCTATCTTGCGCGACAAAAATTCCTCGAAGCTATCACCAAGGTCATCTACAACATTGCTTGTTTCGCGTAATGCTTCGATCATTTTCTCCGCGCTCCGCATTTCTTCTTCGGTAGCGCCGGCCGCCGCCAGTGTTGCGAGAGCAAGATCGTACTGATCCTTGCCGAGGTTCTGCACTTCGCGGCTTAAACTGGAGAGGGTACTTTCTACAGACAACCTGTCCATAGCCTGCGCCAGCTCTTTTGCGGCGTCAGATTGGGCGTCCAGATCCAGTCTTGCAAGTTCTGCTTCATATGCAAGCTGCCGTTCAGATTTGCCGAAATCATCTATCCGTTTGGTAATGTCGGCAATGGTTTGTTCAAATTCTTTCTGGGCTGCTGCTGCTTTTATAGCGTCCTCCGCCGCTTTGGCCTCCGTCCCCAGACGCTTGTATTCCTCAACGAGCGGTTTTATGGAATTGTCGATTGTAGTAAACTGCGAGTCTATGTCTTCAGGATTAATTGAAAATAGATCGATCAGGGCTTTCTGAATTTCTGCCTGCTGTGCGCGCAGCGTCTCGGCGATATTGAATTCTTCGCCTAACTCGGTAAATACTGTTTTTCCCGCCTCGAAGGACCGGCTGAATTCGGTGAGATACAATTCCGCCGCCTTGGCGCCAGAGTCACCGAACTGTTCGGGATCAATCTTGGTGATTTCGCCGTACCAGTCCTGCCACCGTTTTTTCGCCTGCGGGGTAATAATCTCATCCGGCTCATCAATACCACTCGTATCAACGGTTACGGTAACAGGAATGTCAATGATTTCTCCAAAAACGCCAAAAACAGCAGCGGCAGGGTTGAATAAATTATGTATTGTGTATTCTTTACCTATCCTTGAAAGCACCCTATTTATTTCTTCCTGCTGGGTTCTTAGCGCGCTAATACCCTCGTTTCTAGTTGCAATAAGAGAATCCAGGTTGTTTTTCGCTTCTTCAATCCACAACTGATTACCCGAGGCCTCGGCCGCGTTATAATCATCTCTGGCGTTTTTCAAATTTCTTAGCACAAGCGTGAGTATCTCTTCGTCTTTTTTTATTCTATCTATCATTGCCGATTGCCCGTTGACAATCCGTTGAATATTTGCCGCCTCCTGTGCTTCGGCCGCCTCTCTAACGGTCGTAGTATATGCCTTAACTTGACCTCTCAATTCCGGGTATAATTTGATTAACTCGCGCGTGGTTTTTTCATCCAAAACTTTAGCATCATTTCCATCCGCATAGGCGGCAAGCAAATTCCTTGAGGCTTCGTCGGTTTTCCTTATTTCTTTTTGCAAATCTTCATACGCGTTAGCCTGTTTGTTTATAATACCGGCTACTATCCCGGCCGCCGCGATGACCCCTCCGATTGCAAGCATATACGGATTAGCCATAGCCGCCGTCATAGCCGCGTGAATACCTCTTATTGCCGCGATTATCGGGCCTGATACCGCAACCACGCCGCCCATGCCAAGAACAAAACGTTTTGTTCCTTCGTCCATGTCGTTAATACCGCGCAGAATCGAGCTTGCGCCGTCCAGCAGTTCGGTCGCCATCGGTAACATCATCTCGCCGAAAGAGGCAAGCGCCTGTTTCGCGTCGTCCATCGCGATATTGAATTTTTCAAGGGTTGTACCGGAGAGTTCGTCCATCATGCCGGCGAACTGTCCGCCCGGGGAAGTCATGCCCTTGAGGGCCTTCTCCAAATCGCCGAACCCGAGCTTGCCTTCGGCGGCAAGGCGGCGCACTCCTTCCTCGGAGGTATTGAGTTCCTTTGCCAGTTGTTTGAGTACTGGAATTCCCTGTTGCTGGAGACCGGACAAATCCCGCGTGGCAAGTTTCCCCTGGGCGCGGACGCGTTCAAAGGAACCTGATATCGCGCCAAACGAACTGCCCGTTCCCGCGGCCACATCGCCGAGCATCTGTATGGTCTGGGTGGCGTACGCGGTATCGTGCCCCATGTTGACCATCGCCCGGCCGAGCGTGAAAACCTCGTCAACGGAAAGGCCGGGCGAAGTCCCCAGCCGCCTCCAGTCTTCAAACACGGCGGACGCTTCCTCCGCGGAGCCGAGCATGTTTTTCAGGGATGCTTTGAGTTTTTCGTTTTCTCCGGCGAACTTGATCGCGGCGATGCCGGCGCCGCCTATAACGCCGGATAAAATTATGCTTTTTTTGGAAATGGAATCAAGAGCGTCGCCAAGCGATTTTGTTTTTTGTTCCGCGCCGACAATGCTTCCATCGAGTTTTTTAAAGTTTTCGACAGCGCGGGCGACCTCGGCCTCAACCAGCACCCGTAGCTCATCTGTTACCTGCATTCCGTTCCCTGTCCCGTTCTTTCAATAGTGCCAGTTCGTTGTCGAACAGCTCAACCATTTCCACCAGCGCCGCCGGTTCCCGTATCCAGTCGGGGCCGTGCGGCCAGCCGTAATGTTTGATCTTCGCCCACAGGTTATACGCCGCATAAAATTCGGGAGTGAGGTAGCCTTGCACCTCACTCCGTTTAATTGCCCATTCCCGCAGGACTATTCTTTGTTCTGCGTACTCCGGCCTTAATTCCCGCTCGTGCCATCCGTCCCAGAGGAGGCCGAAGCCGATTCGGAGATTTTTTTTTGCGCGTCGGTAATTTTGTCGGAGCAAACCTCGGTACAGATCGCGCTCACCAACGGGAACATTCCGGCGAAACTCGTCCCGGCAAGTTCTTCCCCGCAGGTAATCGGCGTTTCCTTCCCGGCGTCCGCGACGATTAAATTCTTTATAGCGCCGACATGGAAGCGCAGAATCTTTGAAGCGTTGAACCTTGTCTGTGCCGACGTGGCGACAAAATCCCTGCCGGCGCCGTCTTTTTTCTGCTGCGTTACCAGTTCCGTAAACACCAGAGTCCCGTGGTCTTCAGCGGTCGGACGGATAATTTCCACCGAAAGCCGCTCGCTTTCAGGCAGATCAAGGTTGCCGTTAATAGCGGGGTAAAAGACGTATTTTTTGTTAGTGGCAAATTTCATTCATCGTCCCCTTGCTCCGGTTCGTTCCCCGGGTCCGCCGGATCAGGATTTTCCACGGGATCTTCTTCGGGCTCTCCCTCGGGATCAACCGCTCCAGCGGGCTCTTGCGGCTCACCCGCCTGATCCTGCGGCTCGTCTTTTACCATGCGGTAGTACATACCGGGGCCGCTTTGACCGTCCACTTTATAATTAAAGTTAAACGGACACACGCCGTCGATGGGCTTGTCCATCTGGAACGACTCCACGATGATCGGGAAATACTCCCATATTTCCACCTCGCCTTCGGTACGGGTTTCCCGGCGTGAAAGCATAAAATGATGTACGCCGGTTTTGGACGGCAACCGGGTAAGATATGCCCCGTCATCAACGATAACGGCGTTGAACTCGTTGACAAGCTCGCGCTGTTCCTTGCTGTCAGTATCAACCTGACCGTTGATGGAACCGCTTCTCTCTTTAAACGCCGACGGCACATAGGCCCGTGCCCCGGTCTCCACGTCGATCTGGGTGCTTACGTCGATAGCCTGTCCCTGCGCCGCCGCACTGACGTCGGTAGTGAACGACAGCTTATGCAGCGTCATGGGAATAAGCGCGTCCCCCGCGACCAAGGGCTGGCCCTTGCGGGCAAAATAAAAACCGCCCGCCCCAAGCGCTTCGCCCCGTTCAATTGCGGGGTCTTTCCCCGGTATCCCGCTGTTTTCCGCAGCGCGGCGCTTTATCTTATACCATCCGCTCGTGGGAACCTTTGCGTAAAGGCCTCCCGCAATGATCTGTCCGAATTTTACACCGTAGAGGAAACCCTCTTTTCCGGTCGGTCTCATAATTCCTCCTCCGGGCCCTGCCCGATGATATGCGCCGGGTAGGCGATCGAAACTTCCCAGTTCTCGACATAGCGCACCGGCATTGATGACTCTTCCTCATCAGGATACTCGAAGCGCCCGGCGGCAAGCCGTTTCCAGACAGCCTCAAGGTTATAAACTTTATCCGCTTTAACGGGGACACGTAGCGGCGCCTCGTTCAGCGGCAATAATTTGCGTAATGCGAGAATTGTGTCCGTAACCCACCGTGCGTGGGTTCCATCACTTTTTAATACGGCGTTGAAAGTTATCCGTTCCCATCCGAAGTTTCCGCTTTTGCGATCCCGGCTGTCGATTCCGGCAGGTTCAATTCCGGCTATAAATAGTTCTATCCGCGGTCGGTTAGTCGATGCCTGCTGGGGCGCGAGTACCGCTTCCAGTCCCAGCCCCCGAATACCGTCCAGCAAGGCGTTAATAATTTTTTCCATGTTTTATTTCCCTCCCTTGAGCGCGTTCGCCACGCCTTCCTGTACCAGCTTGAGGATGTACGCCTCGTCCTTCTCGTCGATATACAAAAACGGACGCGCCGGAATCTTTACTGAACGGCTGATTATAAACAGCGCGAATTCTTTTCCGCGCCGTCCGCCTTTTCCGTTGCTTTTTTTATAAGCGAAGAAAACCCTGCCTGCTCTGAAGAAACCGTGATCCGCTTCCATTGCGCTGATAAGAGAGCGCGGAGTCCACGTCCCGTAAGAGCGCATGAGTGTTCTTGTTTTCGCGCTTGCCGGAATAAAAAGAGCCTTCGCGTTTTTTGCGGTAATGGTTCCGCCTTCCTGCTGAATGCGTGCGTATTTCAGATTGGTGCTCGCGTCTGCCCACAGATCGCCGGAATGAGGGGCGATGCTTTGCATCAGCTCTCCGCGGTCGCGCAGTGTCTGACTGCCTTGCTTAACCTCTTGGGTTAACGGCGCGTTCGCCGGGGCAATTCCTCCGCTGATCTTTTTGAGGGCGCTGCTTTGCAGGTGCATCGCCGCTTTTTTCATTACTGGTGCAAGCCCCGCGCCGATCTGTCTCGCGTAATCGGGCGGGCGGTGTACAACCTTAACCCCCATAGCGCGGCGGCTCCGCCGTAACCATAGCCCCGGACGCGGGACCGGGTCCGTCGTTGTGCTTGGTGGCGATGCTGCCGAAATACGTCTCGATCAAATCGGCGGCGTCATCTTCTTTGGCTTTGGCGCGGTTCTCGTTGCCGATGTATGAAAACAATTCGTACACAGCGCGCTTCAACACGATGTCCTTAATTACCGCGTTGGTTTCATCGTAAGTGTTTCCGGTAGAGGCGACCTTGCCGTAAACCCACAGCACGGCTTTGTGTATCGCCCTCTTCGCCACCTCTTTGTCGGCAAACGAGGCGGTGCGGAAGTCGTCAGGGTTTAATTCTTTTTTCAGATCGTCTACGGTTATAATTGTTTCCGGCATGGTTATTTTTCACCCCGATAAAAAAATGAACTGCCGAACGGCGGCCTACCGCCCGGCAGTTAACCTGTTTCTTCTCGCGTTTGCGGCAGGTCATTCACCGCAAAGGCCACCCCGTCTTTCCGTGGGTTGTCAGGCTGCCGTGTCAGACTGTCCACGTCAACCATTTTATTTTCAAAAAAGGATTCCAGTCCTTAAGCGGGTAACCTACTCCGCGAATTTCGCGAACGCGATTCCCTTGCGGTTGATCAGCGGGAAAGGCTTGCTCTTTACAAAGAGATCCTCG